GGGGGTGCTATGGCGACGTTTGCCGAAGAGATGCTTCAAAAAATCGAGGACCTGCTGCGCGGCAAGGCTGACAGCGACATAAAGACATTTCAATACAACGGAAAGATGCTCTCAAAGTATTCGTTCGAGGACCTGCTCAAACTCCGCGACAAATTCAAGGCCGAGGTGGCTGCGGAAAAGAGGGCGCAGGAGCTCGCCGAGGGAACCGGCGTCGATCCAAGATTTGTGAAGGTGCGGTTTTAGATGGCTGCAGCAAAGCGATCATATGCCGGCGCGAAGGTGACCAATTCGCTCTGGAGCTGGGCGACATCGAACCTATCCGCAAACCAGGAGATCTACAGCAGCCTGGAGCGGCTGCGGGCAAGAAGCCGCGACCTGTGCCGCAACAACGACTACGCCAAAAAATTCCTTCGGATGGTGCGCACCAATGTGGTGGGCCCAGGCATAAAGCTCCAGTCACGCGTCAAGGATGCAAACGGCAAGCCCGACAGGGTGGCAAACGAGATGATCGAGAGCGCGTGGCGGCAGTGGGGCAAGGTGGGTGTGTGCGAAGTGAGCGGGCGCTATTCGTTCACCGACGTTAAAAATACCGTGATCTCGCAGATGGCGCAGGACGGCGAAGTGCTGGTGCGCTTTGTGCGGGGCAACGGCTACAAATACGGCATCGCGCTTCAGCTCATCGAGGCTGACCACCTCGACCTGAGCTACAACGATCCGCTCCGCAATATCGTGATGGGGATCGAGTTCGACGAGTGGGGGCGGCCGAAGGCATACCACCTTTTTGAAAAACACCCCGGAGAGCGGATGGGGTATGTCCAAAACAAGCGGGTGCGCATCCCCGCCGATGAGATCCTGCACCTCTTCATCCCAGACCGCATCAGCCAAAACCGCGGCGTGCCGTGGATGCACACCGCCATCGTGCGGATGAATATGCTCTATGGCTACGAGGAGGCGGAGCTCGTGGCCTCCCGCCTCGCCGCGGCGAAGGCCGGCTTTTATGTCGCGCCTCCGGGCGATGAGTATGTGGGACCAAAAGATGAAGATGGCTCTTTCGTGCAGGAGCTGGAGCCTGGCGTCTTTGAGGTGCTGCCCAGCGGGTGGGACTTCAAGCCATACGACCCGCAGCACCCGACAACCGCCTTCAAAGACTTCGTAAAAGCGACGCTTCGCGGGATCGCCAGCGGGCTGGACGTGAGCTACAACTATCTCGCAAACGACCTGGAGAGCGTCAACTACTCATCCATCCGCGCCGGCGTGCTTGACGAGCGCGAGGTGTGGAAGGGGCTGCAAAAGTGGATGATCGAGCACTTTCTTACGCCGGTATTTGAGAAATGGCTGGAGATGGCGCTGCTCACGGGTGAATTGAAACTGCCGGTGGCGAAGTTCGAGAAATTCAACGCCCCAAGCTGGCAGCCCCGCGGGTGGGCGTGGGTCGATCCGCTCAAAGACGTGCAGGCCGCCATCCTGGCGATGCAAAGCGGTCTCAAAAGCGCCACCGAGATAGCCGCTGAGCAGGGAAAAGACATCGAGGATGTCTATGAACAGCTGGCGCGCGAAAAGGAGCTGCGCAAAAAGTACGGCATCACCACCGCAGACGACGCCAAGCTGCTTGAGGCGATGGCCAAGATCAAGAACGAAGGGGAGGAAGATGAAGCTCAAGCCGCAGTTTAGGACCGCGTCCATCGGCGCGGTAAAGGACGATGAGCGCACGGTGGAGCTCTCTTTTTCATCCACCGCGCCATATGAGCGCTACTGGGGGATCGAGATCCTCGATCACTCTCCCGGCGCAATCGATATGGGGCGGCTGGAGAGCGACGCGCCGCTGCTTTTCAACCACGACCGGGACGTGGTGATCGGCGTGGTGGAAAAGGCGTGGGTGGATGGAGAGAAGGCCTATGCAAGGGTGCGCTTTGGAAACAACGCGAAGGCACAGGAGGTCTATGCGGATGTCCGGGACGGCATCCTCAAAAACGTATCGGTGGGATACAGGATCCACGAGATGGTCCTCGTGGAGGAAAAAAACGATACGCCGGTCTATCGTGTGACCAAGTGGGAGCCGTTTGAGGTGAGCATCGTGTCTGTGCCTGCGGATCCGAGCGTGGGCATCGGGCGGGCTCTTGAGGAGAGCGAAGTCAATATCCAAAAAGGAGAGAAAATGGCAGCAAAAGAGGAGCAAAAAAAGAGCGCCGAGGAGACTCGGCAGAAGGTGGACGTGAACGCCGTGAAGGAAGAGGCGATGAAAAAGGAGCGCGAGCGGGTGCGCGAGATTATGGCGCTCGGTGAGCGCTTCGGGCAAAAAGAGCTGGCCCAAAAGGCCGTGGACGGCGGCGTGGGGCTCGATGAATTTCGCAAGCAGATCCTCGAAAAGATGGAGACGTCCAAGCCCATCGACACCAAGAGCGGATCGTCTGCCGGCGTCATCGGGATGAGCGAAAAAGAGGTGCGCCAATACTCCCTGCTGCGGGCCATCCGTGCCCTCGCCAACCCGCACGACAAGCGTGCGCAGGAGGCCGCGAAGTATGAGTTCGAGATCAGCCAGGAGGCGCAGCGCCAAAGCGGCCTTGAGGCCCAGGGGATCCTCGTGCCACTCGATGTGCTGGCGCGTGATCTGACCGTCACAGGCACAAACCCAAGCGGCGCGAGCGTGGTGGCCACCGATCTGCTCACCCAAAACTTCATCGAGCTGCTTCGGGCCAAGAGCGCCATCATCGACCTGGCCACACATCTCACAGGGCTGCGCGGAAACGTGGCGATCCCCCGCCAAACCAAGGCGATCGACGTCTATGAGGTGGGCGAGACCGACGCCATCCCAGAGAGCGACATCGAGCTCGACCAGGTGACTATGAGCCCCAAACGGCTCGGCGCCACCACCGGCTACTCAAAGCAGCTGCTGGCGCAGGAGTCTATGGACGTGGAGATGCTCATCAAGAACGACATCATCCGCCAGATCGCACTCAAGATCGACGCCATCGGCGTCCAGAAGATCCTGAACGAGACCGGCGTGGGCCTCGTGGAGATCGGGCCTGACGGCGGAGCGCCCAAGTGGGAGCACGTGGTGGGTCTGGAGAGCCTCATTGTCGAGGAGAACGCCGATGCGGAGCGGATGCAGTACGTCATCAACGGCCGCACCCAGGGCTACTTCAAAACCACGCCAAAAGTGGACGGATACCCTGCCTACATCATTGAAAACGGCCAGATCAACGGCTACGGCTACAAGGTCTCCAACCTCGTGCCCAACAACCTCACCAAGGGCAACGGCACCAACCTGAGCGCCATTCTTTTCGGCAACTACACCGATCTGCTGGTGGGCTTCTGGGGCGGCATCGACATCGTGGTCGATCCGTACAGCCGCAAAAAAGAGGGCGTGGTGGAGATCACGGCGGACCAGTTCTACGACATCGCCATCCGCCATCCTGAGAGCTTCGCCGTCATCAAAGACGCGGCCGTCTGATAGGGAGATGAGATGCGCGTGAAGATCCTAAGGTCCACAGTGGCGAGCGGGCGTGACCTCTCGGCCGGCGAGGTCTATGACCTGCCGAGCCGCGACGCTTCCATCCTGATCCGGATGGGCAAGGCAGAGCCTGCCGGTGAAGAGAAGCGCAGCTCTCGCAGACGGAGCACCAAAAAGTGAACGAGGCAGACTTCGCCCAGGGCCTCGATGAGCTGCTGAAGGTGTGCGGGCGTCCGGTGACGCTCGTGACTGACGGCGGCGAGATCGAGGTGCAGGCACTCGTCGACGACGGGCTCGACGAATACGGCATCGACGAGATCGTCGTGGTGGTGCCTCCGGGCGAGTGGAGCGAAGACGACGTGCGCTCCATCGTCCTCGGCGGCGTCACCTACGAAGTTGCCGGGGCGAAGCGAAATTTCGGCGATGTTACCTTTCGCCTTGGGGGTGTGAAGTGAGGTATATCTCCGAAGCCGCGGCGACAGAGAAGGTGCGCGAAAAGATGGGCGATGTCCCGCACGAGATGACCATCTACTCGCGCGACCCGCAAGGCCTCGCGACATACAGGGCGCGCATCGCCGTAAAGGTGAAAACGAGCCTCGTCACTGAAGACCTGATCGCGCGTCTCGTCGAGCTTGCGGCGCGCGAGGATGTCCCGGTGGAGTTTGTGGGGTCCAAGGTGGACATCGAGCGCGACATCGAGACGACATACATATTCCTCGACGCAAACGTCGAGGCAAAAATCTAAGGAGAGGAAATGAAAAGACTGCTGAAAAATAGCCTACTCCTCGCCAAAAACGGCTCAACGCCAACGGCATCGAATGTCGTGGATCTGATCGAGCCGTTCATCCCAAATATCGGGGTGAAAAGCGGCGAGTATACGCCCCTTGGTGGCAAGATGGGCAACACACGCACGTGGGTGTGCGACGACTATATGGCGGCAACCGGCACGGCGACCTGCTACCTCAAATCAAACGGCGGCGGCGCCGTCCCTCCCGCACTCCACGAGATGTTTGCGATGGCTGGCCTCAGCGGCAGCGCGGTGGACACCGACGGAGACGGGTCCAACGACGCATTCGAATACCGCCCAAACTCCGATGCCCTCGCCCAGGGCGAACTGATCGCCTACATCGACGGCATCAAGCGCGCCATCCACAACGCGAGCGCCAACCTCAAGAT